TTAGGCGGCCTTGCGCTCAGGCTTCACAAGCGTGCGGATGTGGCCTTTGCCCATCAGATAATCGCGGTAGGCCTTCACCGCCGCTTCCCACGCGGCTGATTCGACACTGTGGCCCGACGCGATCACGTTGCCGTCGCTGTCGATGACCGCGAGCGTAGCGCGTCGGCCGTCAATCGTCTGCGCTGATAGCCCTTCGTAGATCACGGCGGTGATCAAGCAATCTGCGGTGGGGTTGGTTTCGTCCTGGTTCGGCAGTTCGTCGTTGGCACTGCTCGCTTTGGTGAGCTTGGTCATGGCGTGAGCCCCAGGTGGGTCAGGTCGACCGCGTCGGCCGCGGCCAGCAGGCGCGCGCGCAACGCGCGCAGGCCGGCCGCGATCTCGGCGCGGCTGTGGGTGGCGGCGAACGTGCGCTGTTCCAGCAGCACGCGGCCGGGGGTGCAGCGGCGGAACAGGCGCCAGGTCGCGGCGTCGCCGCCGGCGGGCTGGACGCGGCCCCAGGCGAAGCGCCGGCCCTTCGCCGGCTCGCGGCGCTCGGTCAGGTGCCGGGCGTTCATGCCGCGGTCCCCTGGAGAAGCGGGGCGTCCTGAGCAAGCCGCTGACGCATCGTTTCGGCCCGCTCGGGATGCTCCTCGATCAAGATCGCGCGGCGGCCATTCTGGCGGGCGGCGAGCCCGGTGCTGCCGCTTCCGGCGAAGGGGTCAAGCACGACGCCGCCTGGCGGGCACGAGTAGCGGATCAGGTGCGCCAGCAGCTCGACCGGCTTTTGCGTCGGGTGAACCGCCCGGCCGTGTTCGTTCCGAACCGCCAGAACACTGCGCATCATCCGCGGGCCGCCGTCGACGCTGACGTACGGGGTTTTCTCGATGTGCCCGGTGTGCGCCGGACTCCGTTTGGCTAGAACCACCTTGGCGCGCGCATCCATCGTGAACTGGGTCTCGTGAAAGACCTCTCGCCACTGCCCGCGGTAGAACATCACGGCGTGCTCGTGGACCCGGCGGAATCGGTCGTTGTGGAATCCGGTCCCGTTCTGCTTTTCCCAGACGATGTCCTGCGAATAACGGAAGCCCTCGGCCTGCATCTCGTCAAACAGCGGCGCCAAGAATCGCATCGACCCGAACACCCAGATCGATGCTGCAGGCTTCAGCACACGGCTGACGTGAGACACCCAGCCCACACAGATGCGGTCCCAATCCAGCGAGGTATCGCCATACGGCGGATCGGTGATGCAGCAGTCCACAGAGGAGGCAGGTAGCGCGGGCATCACGGCTCGGCAGTCGCCGACGTGGACCTCAACCATGATCGCCCCCTTCGGCGGCATCCACCCGCCGAAACGAGATCACCCACACCCTCGGGTTGGCGTCCCAGCTGCCGGCGCCGTTGAGCGATTCCCAGAGTGCGCTGAATGACTCCTCTGCGGTCCGGCTCTGATGCAACCCGCCATTGAAGGTGTGCCAGCCGTTGAGTAGTTGGATTCCCTCGGCCAGGGCATCGGCTTCGCTGATCGCCTGCAGCCGCTCGACGCGCACGCCGGTGACCTCCAGCGTGATGCGCGAGGCAGCCCGCGGCATGTGGATCGACGGCTTCCAGCGGATGCCGTAGTCCTTGCGTGCTTCGTCGGAAGCGGAGCCCGGGCGCGTGTCGGCCGCGTAGGCGTAGCGCTGCAGCGCGAAGTCCGGCGGCTGCCGATGTTCGATGCCGGTGCCATGCAGGTCGGCGAAGGCCTCCCTCACCCACAGCCGGTCGTCGGGCTGGCCGTAGGGGCAGCGCATGGAGCCGGACAACTCGTCGCCGGCGTAGACATCGAACTCGCCGGTTTCGTCGTTGTGCTCCGGCTGCGCGAACGGCTGCGGCTTCACCAGTCGCCTGGTCTGCGTCTTGGTGCCGTCCTGGATCGCGCGCACCATCGGGGCGCCGAAGAGGATTGGGAGTTCACGCATGGCTGCTACCCCGTTCGTCGCTGGTGTCTATGTATGCGAGGAGCGCCTTCAGTTCTGGCTCCGCATGCGCTAACGGGTATGGCCCCGATACCCCGCCAGCTACCGCGATAGGTCCGCACGCATTGAGCTGTGTAGCGAAGTTCTTTTCGGTCTCGGCCTTCCGCTCGGGCGTGCGCATGGCGCACTGGAAGCAAACCATCGAGCCATTGGGCCCATATGGGCGCAGGTCGGAACTCTTGGGGCAATAGAAGCATCGCATCACCCACCCCCCCACCCGCGGCCCGCGCGGCGTCAATGGCGGCGCGGAGCTTCTTGGGATTCCAGAAAGCCCCGTTGTCGCTATCGCCGGGGTCGAGCTCGTGCCGGATGCGGAAGTTGCCGCCGTGCACGAACCAGACAGGCACTGGCACCGTGTACTTGCTGTCGTGATAACCCGGTTGCAACTTGGTGTAGACGCCCGCCTGCTGCAGGTCTGTCGTGTATCCCGCGTCGTTCGGCCCCCACCACAGCAAAGCACCGCCGAGCCAGGATTGCTTGTAGCTCGCGAGGTAGTAGCCCTCCGCATCCTCGCGATCCCGCGCCGCTTCCGTGGGCAGCGATTCGTCGCCGCTGATGACGGTCCCGAACTGCATGCAGAACTCGGTCAGCGCGTTGGTGGCCTGCTCGCAGGTCGCGGCGGTCACCGGCAGGTCCGGGATCAAGTCGTAGATGCGGCGCAGGGTTGCCGCTTCCGTGGGCTGGTGCGGGGTGGTGTCGAACAGCTTGATAACGTGTTCGCCATCGCAACGGTCACAGCGCCACACGGCTTCAGCGGGCCAAGTCACGCGGTCAGGTGTCCACGAGGGCTCACCAGCAACGCCAGTGGTACAGCCGCAGGTCTGGCATTTCCATTGGTCGGCCACCGCCCCCTGCGCGCCCTCCGGCGCTGCTGCGTCGGCCGGGAACTCGTCGCACTTCGGGTAACCGCAGTGCAGGTTGTGTAGCGGGCAACCGCCGGGCTGTCGCATCTGCTTGCACGCGCCGGTTCTCGGCTTGGCTGCCGCGTCGATCTCGCGGGCGCGAGCCAGCACCCCAGGCTTGCCGATCCATCCTGTCTCGGTGGAATTAGCCGCTTCCCAAAACGCCTGCGCAATCGCGCGATCCGAGGGGCGGGTCATGAGTACTGCCCCTCGGCCCACGCCTTCCAATCGAAGTCGCAGCTCTTGTCCTGCTCGCACATCTCGACTTGCTGGTCGCACTTCGGGCAGACAGGAACCATGATTACCACCTTGGTCCCGGGCGGGAACTGCTTGGGATCGAGCGGAAGGTCGCGATACATGTCCTCGGAGTCCATGTCGCCATCGAAGTGTGCACGCCACAGCGCGCGGTGCTGATCGCAGTTAGGGCCGTCGTAGCAGTCCACACGGCGCTCGGCCCATGCGATCTCTTGGTAGTTCAGTCGATCACCCACGGTCCACCTCCCGCCCCAGCGCCGCGGCGAGGGCTGCGCGCTGGGTGTCCATCAGTGCATCCCGAGCGAAATCGCCGATGTGATCCCAAACCTCATCCGCACGAGTGCATACGACGCGCGCAGCCCGCTCCACCATCGCCTCATCGACCTCCACCGCCGGCGCAGCGGCCTTCCCGAAAACCTCCTCGATGCCATCGGCCCAGCGAGCCTGCGTGGCCGATTCCAATCCGAAGAAGCAAGCAGGATCGCCTTTGCAAGCGATAGCGCAATAGAGTCGATGGGCGATTGATCCGTGCCGGGTGCACTTGGTCTTCTTCGAATGAGCCACCGGCGCAGCGGCCTTCGACAGTTCCCACAGCCGCGACAGCGGGAAATCGGTGCCGGGGCACGAGTCGCCGTCCGGTGAACACTTGCTGGCGGCATCCTGCTCACTGCAGGCGCCGCACCAGTCGCACACCGGGTTGCGGATCTTGTCGGCCAGCGCCTGCTCGCAGGACATACCGACCGCCAAGCCTTCCTTGAAGTTGGGGCTGTCGGGGTCGAGTGAATCAGCCACCGGCGCAACGACCGCACGACGCTGCTCATACGCGGCGCAGCAAGAGATACAGCCAGGCTTGTTCCATCCGCCGCAGGCCTCGCATTGCACGGCTCCGTCCAGGCGGGCCACCGGCGCAGCGGGCGCGGCGGAGAGCAGCCCCCGAATGTATGCCGACAGCACCAGGCCCCGCGCCGAGGCCTCGCCGAATAGACGCATGAACAGATCGTCAGGCAATCGCAAGACGACTTTCGTCAGCCCGGCTGCCTCATCAATCGCAGCCTCTTGTTCGGAGGTAGTAGGTACGTGATGCGAGACTGCATCCTGCGCTTCGCTAGCCGCTTGCCCGACCGCTGGCGCCTGGTTGAGGAGGGATTCGAGTTCGGTGGCCAGCTGTGAGTAAAGCGGCGCCATCTCGGTATAGACGTTCGTCGAAATTGCAGCACTTCGCCGCCACTGCTCCACCAGCTCCCGCAGGCTTTCGTTGTTCGACATGGTCAGTACTCCAGGTCAACTTTGAATTCGTGGCCGCACTCCGGACAGATGACTTCCACGTCGCGCGACCTGTCCGTGTGGTGTTCGCAGGCGTCGAGTGCCCGGCCATCCCAGAAGTCGGCGTAGCTCAGAAGATCCACGTACTCGCCACAGCCAGGGCAGTCTGCGTCCAGAGAAAAACTCCAGATCGCGATGGTCTTATCCATTGCCTTGTCCTTGGTCGTTGGGGGCGGCGCGGAGGGCTTCTACCTGCCAACGCGGCAGCAACCACTCGGTGATGAAGCGGCCCACGTCCTCGGCATGCGAATCCGGGGTGTGCGGCCACGGCGCGGCTACCGCGCGGACCAGGCCGCTGTCGTCGCGCTCGTTGACCATCGCGGCCGCGCGCTCCGCGTGTTCCTTGGTGGGCGCGGCGTGCACTTCGTCCGGGCCTTGTAGGTGCAGGCACCACAGGGCGCTGCGACCCTTGAATGCGTCTCCGTACTCGTCCGGCTCGTATACCTTCGCGAACGCGGCGGCGGCCCGCGCTTCAATCGCCGCCACCACCCCCTCGGCGAAGGCGCGGTGCTGCAGCAGGTAGGCCATCGCCGGCACCGGCTCGCGCAGCGCGTGCGCGGTGCCGTTGATCACGATGGCGTCGAGCGGCCGTCTATCGAACGGTACGATCGTCAGCACGGCGCAGCCCCAGTTCTTGCAGTCGGGGCCCTGGGTGTGGCTGCCGTCGGCCTCGATGTAGCGGACGGCGTAGCGGTCGAGCGGGGCGCTAGGCATGTTCATGGACAGGGATCTCGATGAGCCGGCCTTCGAGCCGGTGATGGAGATGGCGCTGGCGCGCAACGAACTGCAGCCATCGAAAGCGCCGGTGCAGAGCGGCCTTCAGGCGATAGGCGTTGGCGTGGCGCAGATGGCCGGCATAGCTCGCCGCGGTGGCCTGGACGGCGCGTAGCGCGGCAGGTGTCGCACGAATGCGGCCGGTTTTGACGTGGGCGCGCTCCCAGGCGGCAAACGCTTTCTTGGCGTGGCTGACGACACGGCGCCGCGCCATGGTGTGCGTGGGCCTGACAACGTAGCCCAGGAAGTCGATGCCGTCGGCGAGCGGCCGGATCTTCTGCTCGGCCTTCAGGGAAAGTCGAAGCTTGGCGCCGAGGAAGCGCTCTATCTGGTCGCGCCAGGCCGCCAACTGCTCACGGTCCTGGTGGACGATGACGAAGTCGTCGACGTAGCGGATGTACCGCTTCACCTTCAGTTCGTGCTTGACGAACTGATCGAGCACGTCGAGATAGACATTGGCGAAGAACTGGCTGCTGAGGTTGCCGATGGGCAGCCCGCAGCCTGTGGGGGCATTAGCCAGCCGCTTGTGGGGCGGAACCTGAGCCTGTTCTTCAGGCGTTGCGCGGCAGCGAACGCCGGCCTGCAGGGGGGGGTGGCGAAGCAGGGCGTGCGTAGCACGTCGCGCGGCCTCGGACACGCCGCCGCGCGCCATGACGGGCTTCAGCAGGCCGTACAGCGTGCCGCGGTGGATGCTGTTGAAGAAGTTGTGGACGTCCAGTTGCAGGTAGTAGCCGCCACCCTGGCCGCTATCGACCTGGCGGACGAAGGCCTGGAGCCGCCGCACTGCCGCGTGGCTGCCCTTGCCCTTCCGGTTCGCGTAGCTGTCATGGATGAACCGGGGCTCCCACAGCGCTTCGAGATGTGGGACCAGCCAGTGGTGCACGACCCTGTCGGCGAAGGCCGGCGCGTGTATCTCCCGCGCCTTGGGGCGGGTCGCAATGAAGCAGGTGCTCGGGCGAGGCGACCAAGTGCCGGCCCGCAGTTCATCCTGCAGGGCCAGCAGACCGCTTGACCATCGAATGTCGAAAGCGAGCTGGTTACGGCTCGGCACCTTGCCGCGGCTGGCACGGCGCCACGAATCGAATAGATCGCGCAGACCGACGTCTTGCGCGAACACCCTGACACTCACCGGGCGGCAGCGACCGGACCGCGCGCACGAAGGCGTTGTTGTTGTCGCGGTGGTAGTTGTTGGAGCTGCCGTTGTTGAAATTGACGATCCACGCGTAGGACGAATCCCCCGCATCCCTGCGCTCTTGAGACCCGGCCACACAACCGTCTGGTAGCGTGGCGTCGTCATCGATTGGCCCCCGTAGAGGCGGCACAGGTACTCAGTGTCTGGGCACGCCCCGGCGCCAAGCGGGGCGCCGGGCTCTGGCCCTTTAGGTGTTCCTGCTGGCGCTTCCAGCCACCGGCCTGCCGTCCAAGATCTTCGACTTGCCGGATAAGCGCCTCGAACTGGCCGAAGCTGCGGAACGCTTTGACCTCCTTCGCGAGCTGCATGGTCAAGCGCAGCTCGTCGACTGCCCACGCCAGTTCCGTCACCCAGTGCAATTGCCGGCTGCGATCGCGCCAGGCCCGGTTGACCAAGCGAGCAACGTGCATCGCCTGGGCGCGGAGGTCCGCGCCGGTGGCATGTCGGTGGCGTCGAGCGAAGCGCTGCACAGCCTGCTCGATCTCAACGAGAAGGCGGGCGGCAGCCTTTGCAATGGGCGGGAGGTCGTAGGCCATGTGCGGTCAGGTCAAAAAGGCAGAGTTACTGACCGGGAGGCAGCGACCGGACCGCGCGCACGAAGGCGTCGCTGTAGTCGCGGCGGTAGTAGCTGGAGCTGCCGCTGTTGAAATCGACGAACCACGCGACGGACGAATCCCCCTTGTATTCGGTGCTGGTCCAGTACCAGTCGCTCTTCGTATCGGGGAACGCCTCAGTGTCGATGGCGGGGGCGTAGCGGGTGCGGTCAGCGATCGACAGCAGTTCGTGGTCGGTCGGCAGACGCCAGTCCGAATGCCCGCCGAGGTCGAGGCTGCTGCAGATGCGCGCGGCCTCGCGCTGGTCGACTTCCTCATCACACAGGGTCGCCTTCGACCACATGAGGTTGCAGACGGTGTCGGTGACTGTGCCATCGCTGTTGTCGAAATAGCGCTGGCCGACTTCGGGCTGAGGTTTCGCAATAGCGTTGGTGTTCATTGCATGCTCCTGGGGTTGCAAATGGGCAGAGTTACTGACCGGGCGGCAGCGACCGGACCGCGCGCACGAAGGCGTAGCTGCTGTCGCGGTGGTAGTTGTCGGAGCCGCCGTCGTCGAAATAGACGATCCACGCGTAGGACGAATCCCCCGCCCTGGTGGTGCTGGTCCAGTACCAGTCGTTGTGCGTGTCCGGAAACGCCTCGGTGTCGATCGCCGGCGAGTGCCTGGTGCGGTCGGCGAGAGCGAACAGTTCCTCGACGGTGGGCAGGCGCCAGTCGTTGTGGGCGGCCAGGCCGAGTTCGGCGCAGACCTTGGTGGCCTTCTCGTGGTTGACGTTGCGCAAGCTGTTGGTCTCCTTCGACCACATCAGGCGCAGTACGTTGTCGGTGATGGTGCCGTCGCCGTTGTCGACGAAGCGCGGGGACGGCGCGGGGTACAGGTTCGCGATAGCGTTGGTGTTCATCAGGTGCTCCGGAGATTGGGCAAAGAGGCAGAGTTACTGACCGGGCGGCAGCGACCGGACCGCGCGCACGAAGGCGAGGTCGTAGCCGCGGGGGCAGTCGTAGGAGCTGCCGAGGTAGAAATCGACGACCCACGCGCAGGACGAACCCCCCTTGTATTCGGTGCCGGCCCAGTAGGCGCCGGACCGGGTGTCGGGGAAGCGCTCGGTATCGATGGCCGGGTCGTATCTCGTGTCATCTACGAGCGACAGGAGTTCGACGCGCGTTGGCAGGCGCCAGCCTTCGCCGAGTTCGGTGCAGGCCTTCTCGGCGGCGGCGTAGTCGACTCGCTCGCCGGCGCACAGGGTGTTGCTCCACTCGAGGGACGGCGCCGCGACGGCTTGCGGCTCAGCGGCGCGGTCGATGACCTGGCAGTTTCCGTTGACCGGCAGCGGACTGTCGCTGTACGTGCTGATGTCGATGGAGCGCTCGCCGCTGGCGTCGCGGTGGGTGATGCTGATGCTGAGGTTCGTCATGGTCGGGCTCTCAGAAAGGCGGATCGAATAGGGGTGGTGGCCGGCAGTGCAGCGCGAGGGGAGGTCAGGAGTGCGCGCTACCGGCCACCGAGAAGGCGGTGTGGGGCTGGCGGTAGATCGAAGTCAGCGGCGCCTCGCGCCGGCAGCATCGGAGGGGCCGGTGGCGGTGTTGCGGCGGCGTCGGTGCTGCTTGCGAAGCTGGGCTTCGCGTTCTGCGACGGTTGCGGCGGTATCGCCCGGCAGCAGCTGTTGGACCTGGCCGCCCTTGGCCTTGAACGCCGCGACATCGGCAGACAATGATTCGGCCTCGGAGCGCTTTTCCTGCACGACGGTGATGAACGGGCTGACGTAGTTCATCGCTGGCTCCCGGAAGCCGCGGCGACATAGCCCCGCTCGCTGCGGTCGTAGGGCTGTGGATCGCGCAGTTGTTCGGCCAGGGCGATGCCCTTGCGGGTCAGCGGTGCGACCAAGGCGAACTCGTCGCTCAAGTCGACGAGCCAATCGCGGCTCATGGCGTTGAGTGTCCGGGTGGTGAACACCGTTGGGGACGGGTCGTCCGTGCGCGCACTCCAGCCGCCGCGCACACGATGGAGGGATTGATCCGGCGCAGCGTACGCGGCGGCGATGGCGGCGCGTTGCTGGGGGCCGATTGAACGCAACTCTGTCATAGAGGCCTCGGCAAAATGGGGTCAGGCGGCGTTGGAGAGGGCGGCGCGAGCGGCGCCGATGTCGGAAAGCAGGACCAGCGGTTCCTGCCAGTGCCAGCGGGATTCGGCGATCGCGCGGCTGTGCGTCGGCGCCGTGGCTATGCGGCAGAGGAAGCATTCGACGTGCCACATGGGCGGGCGGGGCTCGCCTAGGGCATGTCCATGCGGGGCGCCGCGAGTTTCGACCAGTTGGGATCGATGGCCCGCTCGGCAGCGCGGGAAGTTGTCGGGTACGGCGTGGGTAATCTGGATCATCGGCTTGCCCACCCGCGCAGGCTGCCGGCGAAACGGCGCAGGAGTGCGACAGCTTCGATGTCCAGGAGGTCGGCCGCCCGGGCGGCGACATTGCGCGACCACGCGTCGAAGAGATTGCGTACAGTCATGCCTGGATACCTCCGATGTGAGCAGGAGCGGCGATGGCGGCTTGTACGCGAAGGGATACCGTCGGGCTGACGATTCGCCCTTCGCGGATGCACGAGTACTCCCGGCAGACCTGCGGCCGGGTCGCATAGATGCGGCAGCGGTAGCCGTCGGTGCTGTCCAGGTGCCGGCAGGACACAAACTCGCCGTCCACCACCGCAGAGCAGCAGGCACCGCAGCGCTGGCATAGGGACTCGGTTATCGTGAGGGGATTCACTGCGCACCCCCGGCGGGGGCGAGGGCGGCGCGGTTAATGCGAAGATGCAGCGGACCATTGCGTGCGTCGCCGGTGATGGTTCCGTCCACCTCACGCTGCTCTTTCCGCGTGAGGTTGTGCCATTTGGCGATCCAGCAGTCTCCGACCAGCAGGCCGATCGTCGCGGTGCGGTCGGTAGAACCGAACGAGACACCGTGCTCGCGGCACCATGCCTGCGCGGCGTACAGGGCGGCGAAGTCTCCCTGCTGGTCGAATTTCGGTACGAGCACACCCACAGTAGGCTCAGACATGGGCCGCCCCTTGCGCTACCATCCGCGCATGTGGATCTGCATTCGCTGCTGCGCTGAGCTGGAAGTCGAGGACGCCGAGCCGAACCTCGACAGCTTCGGCTTGCACTTCATGTGCCCGAAATGTGGGAGGCGTAATCGCCTTAAGAGCCTTGGAGAAGACGAAGACGGCGGGCTTTACTTGCAGCAGATCGACGCGCCGGATCGGGCGGACTGACGCCAGCGCATCCACAGTGGGCTCAGACATGGCGGCGGGCCTCTGGAGTGATCGCGAGCAGATCGCGGATGCGGCCCGCATACAGCTGCGGGGAAGCGCCGATCTGAAGGTCGTCCAGGATTTCGGCCAGCAGTTCGCGCTGCACCTGCTCGCGCACGATCAAGGCAGCCACGGCGGCGATGACGCCTTTCATAGGCGGTGGCGTAGCGCCTTCGTCGACGGCCTTGGCGATCTTCCTCAGTTCCGCCAGCACGTCCACTGCCCCGGCGCTCACAGGCGCACCTCGCCGCCGCGAGCTCGAATGCGAGCGCGCGACGTGAGGCGAAAAGTCAGAAAATCGATAGCGGCACGGTTCGAGTAGGTGTCGTAGATCACGCCGCGAACATGCTCTGGATAAGCACCCAGCGCCGCAAACATCGCGTCGGCTCGACCTGTCCAGCCTGCTCCCGTACCCAGTTCGCGCAACATCGCCCGGTACTGCGAATAGGCGTTCCGGAACTGCTGCTTGACGGCGCTCAAGACTGCTGCTCCGGATAGGTGACGATCTTCTGGCCGCCCTCGAGGGCGTAAGCACATTGCCTGCCCAGCACGCGTCGCTGAGCGCCGTCGTTGTGGTCGATCACGAAGGAGCGGATCAACTGGCCTTCGGACCAGATCTCGACCCGAACGAGGAGCTGCATGGAGGCGCTCATGCGGCACCGTCCGGCGTCGGGCAGCGCTGCAGGCGCTGGCGCTGTAGTTCGGCGGCGGTGGCGTTGCCAGAACGCCCAGCCTGGATCTCGCCGAGCACGCGGCGGATGCAGCTGCGCCGGTCGACTGACAGCGGCAGCAGCCGGGCCTGGCGCAGCGCGTTCTCGAACGGGCGCAGGGGAATCACGGTGAGGGCGCTCACGTCAGGCCTCCCGCCCGGGCCGGGCTCGCGTCGTCGACCGTGTTGTGAGGAATGCCGTTCGCCGCCAGGAACTGGATCACCTGGGGGCGGTGGCGGCCAAGGTGGATGGAGGCGGCGCCGCGCCAGAGGTAGTCGCCATCGACGACGAGGCCGTAGGAGCCGCAAGGGGCGATGTAGGCGATTTGGCGGACATCGGTGCCGTCGACGAGCAGCGGCGAGGCGTAGACCCGCTGTCCGTCGGCGGTGAGGCACAGGCGCAGGTGGCGCCCGACGACGAGCTCCAGGCGTACGGTGCGCGCCGGGAGCTTGGTGCAGGGCTCAGCGGCAGCGACGGCGGGGCGGAGGAGGGTGGGCATCTCAGCGGGCCTCCAGCGCGTTGTCGTGCGCGCGGGCCTCGGCCTTGAGCGCGATCAGACGCAGGCGGTCGACGCGAGGCCTGCTGCGGCGCGTCAGCGGGCGGAGGCCGGCCTTGCGGTGAGCTTCGGCATAGGCGTGGTCACGCGAGGACGCGCAGATCATCAGACGGCGCGTCGCGGCATCGGTGCTGCTGAGGTGGTCCATGGTGCTCTCCCGAAGGCCCTAGGGCGGGCTTCGGGCAAAGACTGGTACTAAAATACCAGCTTGTCAAGCACTAAAATACCAGATGATGCGATTCCCACGGCCTACGTTCGCTGGCGGGGCAGCGCGTCCCTTCTGCTACGCTGAATTCGGGCGATGCCCGCTCACAAAACTGTCAGGAGGCCTGTCGTGCGTACATGGATTTGCGTAGTCCTTGCCACATCGCTAGCGGTGCCGTTTTTGGCTTACGCCCAGGCATCCGGTGGCAACACTGGCCCGTTTGCGGCCACTGGTCTTGGTCAATCGGGAGGTACTGCAAACCTGAGTCTGATTAGCAGTTGGAAAGCCACCGCGTACGAAAGGCAGGGCATTCGCTACATACAGGTAGAGGACTCGTATGGTCAGCCGCGAGCCGCAATTGCGTACGTCGGAAGTACGATTTGGAATCTGCCGATCGGAACAGACGCAGATCGTGTTTCCACGTCGACTTGGCCGATCAGCATTCCGGCTGGTGCCATCAAGCGAGTGATTTACACCTCGAACGAAATCGAGGTATCTGTCCACGAATTTGATAGCAAGCACTATTGGGAAGCAAGAAAGCCTTAACCAGCGCATCTCTGCAGGGCCTCGCAATTTAGCGGGCCCTGTTGCGCTCTAAAGTGCGCGCTCTAGGCAAATGCGGGCGCGTTCACCGGGTGGTGTCTTTCAATCATTACGAGATGAATTCTGCGCCCTCTGCGCCGGATGCGTCCGCCGTAAGCGAGTACCCGGCCAGAAGCATCGAGGTCGCCAACCTGATCGATGGCCGATCTCAGGCCATCTCTCGAAGTAATGCAAACCGCAATTCCACTGTATCCATTGCCGCGTCGACACCTTGCTTTGATGGTGATTTCTCGATGCCCTGTGATGGCAAGTAGTGCGACCAGATCGTCCAGGGCTCGATACACCATGAGTTGCAGGTCCGGCCCAAGAGCTCGATCATCTCCTCGAAGAAAACTCGTAACAACGGATTGCCCGCCCCACTTGCCGCTGTTGGGATTCTTTGCAATCGTAGAGTAGAGGCCACCATCGGCGAGATGCGATGGATAGGTGGAGAGCAGGTCGTTTCTAATCCGACTCTCGTTGATCATTCTAAAGTTTTGAATCTCTAGCGCAGCTTCAGCGTGGCCTCTTTTCTTCAGCCAGTCCGATGCTTCATGAAGCTTGCCGGCCACTTCATCCATTAAGAAGTGCATGTCGGCCGCTCTCCGTTCTAGCTCTTTTTCGCTCGCGACGAAGCTCTGGCGGGCGATTTCCAAAGCCCTCGCCTCCGCTGCTCCATACATCGTCGAGTTCCTGTAGTACCGAGAGATCGCTGCGCCCAGGCTGAAAAGAATAGTAGAGGCGACAGCAAGAACCATTTGAACCAAGAGCGCGTCCTGATCCGTATTCCCGTCGGTATGTGTGCGCGCAATCGTCATTGCTAGGGCTGTATTTGCCGCAACTACACCCGCGGCCGCGCCTCTCCATCCGTGCATTACCGTAAGCGCCAGGGCAGGGGCGATCATGAAGAGTCGCAGTAAGTTCTTGCTCTCGATTGACTCAACGCTTTGGCACGCGAAGTACGCCGCGGCGATCGCAGCAATTCCAATGGTAGCGTCATTCCTGAACTTGCGCGGGAACGGGTAGATCGCGTTCCTTGTCTTCCAAAGAAGAACCAGCGGCGCCACCGTGAGAATTCCGAGGTAGGCTCCAACCATCACTTGGAAGCTGTTGGTCCAATCGAGAGGCGCTCTGATGTTTCGCATCAAGCCGAAGACCATGATGCTGTTGGCGGCCGTGGTTGAGACGGCGACAAGCGCCGCTAGAGTCAGCACATTCTGCGTTGACAGATCGGTACGAGCTGGGCGCTCGAGGAAGCGAACAATGCACGCTACGAGCGGCATAATCGTTATAGATGCGACTACGACAAATAAAGGCCCGTAGTTATGCAACTGCGGATAGCGCAGGGTTAAGAGCGCCACGGCTTCGCCCAGAACGAGGTAGGGCCAGTAACGTCTTGGGCAGGCTAGGAGAGCGGCTACCCGCACGCCGGCGGGCAAGTACCACTGATCGAGCGTGATGTTGCTGGCGCGAACAGCCAAGAAGATCGCAGCGTACGCCGCAGCAAGCAAAACCCCACGCGCAATGCGCCCGCTCCTATGATCCATCATCAGCCCCCCTCATCCATGCATGCTTTCGCAGGCTATAGCGAATCCCTCCGGGATAACGGGAACTACGGCTTAGAACGGCCTCGCTGAAGTTGGGTCTAGATCGGGAGGTTAGTCCTGGCGTTCGTTACCTGAATCGGAAATCAGGCCCAGTTCCTTGAGCTTTTCACGGTGCTTGGGGTTAACGCGACGAATCAATGCAGCTGAAGAGTCGTCGGATGACGCCGCCAAGGACGCCCGCGCGGAAGTAAGCAGCGCTGCCCGCATTTCCGGCGAGGTCAACCTGAACAACTCAAGCAACTCAGCCTCGGCAGGATCCAACTCGGTCGCTGTGACTATTTCTGCATTCGGGGCAAGGAGCTGCCAAGTCTTGACCCGGAGATAGTCCGCTACGCTGGAAATGCTCTCGAGGGTGGGATTGCCGGTTCCGGCGCGTATAAATCCCAGCGTCTTGTCACCAATGCCCATGCGGGCCGCGAGTTCTGGGCGCGGGGGGCGGTCTGGCAGGCGGTCGATTAGCCTGGTGACGTTGTCAGCGAGAATTTTTGCTGCTGGTAGCATCATACCACTTTGCCCCAAGCATCTGGTACTTTGGTGCTTGACAGTCTGGTAATTAAGTACCAGCATTGCGGCCATGGATACCCCCTCCGCAGTTCGAGCTCAACTCTGCCTCCGTAAGGGTGAGTGGCCGGCCATCTGCCGTGCGACTGGACTCAACTACTGGTGGCTCATCAAATTTGCACAGGGCCGGATTGCAGATCCCGGCTCGATCAAGCTGGCGAAGCTCTCTGCGCACCTGTCGTCCTGCGTTGAGAGCAGCCCTCCAGATGATCTCGACGTCGCAGAGACTGCAAGCGGAGTCGGGACGGCGCAGTCAGACGCTACTTCGACAGCTGCGCAAGGCTCCTCCGGTCTCCAGGAGGTGGCCTGAATGCTCAATCCCGGCTACAAGCTCGTCTCCCTGCGCGCGACCGGCACGCCTCCCTGCAACCACGAGTTCGTTGGTCTGGCGCTTGATGAGCCGGGCAGCGGCGCAGCCGAAGCGCACCGCTTCCGTCTGACGCTCGCGGAAGCGGAGCGCGCTGCGCTCGCCCTGCTAGATGCAATTGCGATCCAGCGCTATCGCGCGTCCCTGTGCAAGGTCCAATCCCCTATTTGGTCCGGCAGTCCGAGCTTGGAAGGATCGCCGCAAGACGGCCAGTCCGTGTGTCCGCCGGCTAAGTCGTCCAACGCTTGTTGTGGGGATTCGTAGTTGCCCATGAGCCGCTCGTCCTCGAACCACGGACCCCACGCATTCCCCTCGCGTTCGATGCGAAAAATGCCCGCTTTTGTCTGGTGCCAGAAGAACACGCTCATGTCGGCCTCCGGTAGTGGTTGGTGGTCTCGTCCCCTCCAATCCTACCGGCAGGCCGGCTCCAGCCCCACGGCTGAGCGGGCTCGAGCGCTTGGCCGCGCTCACAAATTTGTCTCCCTACCGCCGTCGTCCATGGCGGCATCCTGCCCGAGAGCCCGGGGAATCGCATGAAGCCCGATTCGCAGTTCCAGCCACCGCGCCAGACGGTGGTCTACGGCCACACGCGCCGCATGCTGGACGAGACCGCAACCAACGTGAACACGTTTGCGATGGTTGTCGCGCATGCCTACTTGGCGCTTGTCGCGCCGGACGTGCGCAATGCCAAGTTCCGGCTAGGCGAAGGCGATGCGTTGTTCGGAGCGATGCGCAACAACGCGCAGATCCTTCGTCGCTTCATGGATGGAACCGTCAAGGTGTTGCCGGCCGATGTCGAGGATGCCTGGGTCACGGCGCTGCCCGAACCCTACCGATCGGACTGCGAGCGCGACCTGGCTAAACGCCGGGGGCGCCTCTCGGTGAAGTCCCTTCCTTCGGGCGAGGCGGGGGCCGTGGTGGGTGTGTCGCACCTGGCGGCCGAGTTCGGGCAGTTGCTGGAGGCGTTAGCGCCGGCGCTCGCCGATGGTCGCGTCACGACCGCCGACATTCCGTATGCCAAGCGCATCCTCAACGAGTCAGACGACTTGATCGCCGCAGTGCTCAACGTGCGCCGACAGATCACAGAGATTCTGCCCGGGACTGGTGAGCGCCTTGGCTGAGGACGTTCGGCTCGATCCGATCGAAGCAGCGAAGCGCGGAGGCGAACCAGCGCCGCCCGGCAACCCTGTTGTCTGCACTTTCAAGACTAACTCCGTGCGGCTGACATCCGAGCTTTGGAGTCGGGTGCTGGCTGAGTACAAGCGGCTCGGACGGACCCTGACCGATGCCGAGCTTCAGCGGATCATTCACGCCGATCGTGGTGACAATCGTGATTAGTGATCCGTTTCAGAGCTTCTTCCGGCTTTGTGCCAGATGCATCCGCACCATCCGCGGGACCTATTCCTTGGAAGGTTTCCGGTACGCCATCACGACGCATGTGATGCGGCGCACTGCGTCTCGGATCGGATCGGCCATGTCTGGAAGGTGCATGCCTATCTCTGGTTTGGCAGTGCATGGATCGTGCGTTCAAGGCTACGGCAGAGGAGTGTGTCCTGTGGGCACGAAGCGAAAGCCCGGAAGCGACTCAAGATCACGGCGGTGGGGCGGGAAGCCGGCGAATGCGGCATCGCGACGAGGGCTCCAGGCGGCAATCGCAGCGCTGTACTCCGATACTCCCGCCCCAAGTCCTGAGGAAGCGTTTGCCCTGCGCGCGCTATGGCGCCAGGACGACGAGGCGCGCCGTACGGGGCAGGGCTGCCTTCCGTTGGAGCCAACTAAGTGAGCGTATCCCGTTGTCTCGGACCCGCGGTGGAGAAGCTCAGCGGTGTTCATCGCTCACAGTGGAAGGGCTACATCGATGCTCTGCCCGAGTCATGTCCGCACAGCGGATGCACCGCTGGTGGATGCCGTGCCTTCGTGGCGGACTACTTTCGCGTGCAATGGCACGTCCAGGCGAGTCGCGAGCGTTCGCAGACACGCAACAACTCAGGGGTGGCGCGTGGCTAAAGTGGACTTTGCGGTGACGCTCGCCAGCGTGGACCTGTGTGTTGCCGCCCGGCGCAATGCAGGAGCGGGCGCTTACTGCGCGTTGGTGCGGCGCTCCTTTGCACTGCTGCCCCCCCGCACCCCCGGGTATGCGGATGCATCGCGCGCGATTTCGCGATTTCGCGAAGTAATGAAAATTAACCGTTCAGGTATGGCCGGGAATGGGTCCCCCCTGGCAGGCCCCTATGGGGGTAATTCAAAGCCCGATTGCAGGGTAGGTAGTGGGTTCGGGGGTTACTGAAATGGCAGGTCCCTCGAACTATGACGACGTGCTCCGCCAGATCCTTGACGCTGGCTTGATCATTCCCTCCGACGGCGGCCTGCGCATCGGCACCCACAAGCCGGTGCGTGTCTTCACCCAGGGCGGGGGTCGCGAAAAGCGAGGCTGGTACCTGCTCAAGGAGTGGGCGCCGAGCGCCGACCGCCTGCTCATCGTCGGCTCGTTCGGCGTGTGGCACGGAAACAGCAATGGCGCGCAGAAGATCGCGCTGCCGAACGACGACACCGGCCGCATCACGCAAGAGCAGCGGGAGGCAATGCGTCGTGTATGGTCCGAAGCTGCAAAGGCCGCTGAGTTGCAGCGCAAGCAGGAGGCCGATGCTGCCGCGGCCACTGCGACGAAGGCCTGGGCCAAGCTCTTGCCTGAGGGTGAATCGCCCTACCTGCAAAAGAAGGGTGTGCTCGGCTACGGCCTGAAGTTCACCAAGAACAACACCGCGGTCGTGCCGCTGACCGACACTGCGGGAACGATCCACGGTCTGCAGTTCCTGCGCACATCAGCGCAGGCGCGCGAGGGCAATCGCCCGGACAAAGAGTTCTGGCCCGCAGGCCTGGCCAAGAAGGGACACTTCCACCTGCTCGGCCATCAGCCGCACTGGATCGTCCTGGTTGCCGAGGGGTACGCCACTGCAGCATCCCTACATGCAGCCTCCGGCTATCCCGTGGTCTGCGCTTTCGACGCTGGCAATCTCAAGGTCGTAGCGGAAGCGCTGCGCAAGCGTTACAAGCGCGCGAAGATCTTGATCTGCGGCGACGATGATTGTTTCACCGACGGGAACCCGGGCATCGCTGCAGCCAGCGCCGCGGCAATGGCGGTGGGTGGCGAATGGATGCGCCCGCTGTTCACCGACGAGGATGCGCGCCAAGCCAAGCATGCCGCAAACGGGCACAAGATCACCGACTTCAACGACCTTCACGCGCTCGAGGGATTGGCAGCGGTGGGTGCTCAGGTCAATGCCCGCCTCTCGGAACTGCGCTGGGCACCCCCAGCGCTGCGCGCCGTTTCCTCCTCCGAATCCGGGGGGCGGGGCGGCAAGCTCCGGCCAGTTCAAACCCTTGATGAGCTGCTCGAGCGGTTCTCGTTGATCTATCCGGGCGGCGGTTCGGCGTTTGATCGGCAGGAGCACTGCCTCGTCCCCCTCACCGACATGAAGAATGTCTGCATCAGGCCTGAGCTGTTCAAGGCCTGGATGGAGCACGCCGACCGCGACATCGTGCGCACTACCGAAGTCGGTTTCGATCCGGCCGGAGAGGATCCCAGCGTTACCTGCAATCTATGGGGCGGCTGGCCAACCGAGCCTAAGGCTGGAAAGTGCGATCGCGTACTTGAGCTGCTGCAGTATCTCTGTAGCGAAGAGCGCAACAGCCGTGCGCTGTCCCAGTGGGTGTTGCGCTGGTGCGCATATCCCATCCAGCATCCCGGTGCAAAGATGAAGTCCACCGTCGTTGTGCACGGTGGGCAGGGCGCAGGCAAGAACCTATTCTTCGAGGCCATCATGGCCATTTACGGCCAGTATGGAAGCATCCTCGATCAGAACGCGCTCGTCGATAAGCACAATGACTGGGCCAGCCGCAAACTATTCCTGATTGCGGATGAGGTCGTTGCGCAGGCCCATCGCTACGAGCAGAAGAATCTGCTCAAGGTGCTGGTCACTGGCCAGCGAATCCGGATCAATCCGAAGCATATCGCGGCCTACGACGAGGCCAACCACGTCAACCTGGTGTTCCTGTCGAACGAGTCGATGCCGGTCGTCCTTGAAGAGGACGATCGGCGGCACTGTGTCATCTGGACGCCGCCGAAGAGGGGCCCTGCCTATTACAAGGCCATCATGGACGAGTTGGCCAACGGCGGCGTCGCGGCCTTGCACGACTACCTGCTCCACCTCGATCTCGGCGACTTTCATCCCGGCAGCTTGCCGCCGGATACGGAGGCCAAGCGCGACTTGATCAAGCTCGCCCAGGACAGCCCGGTCGATTTCGTCGACGCGCTGCATACCCTAGATATCTGCCCGCTCAAGCCGATGCCTGGACTGACCCAGGATTGGTACCGCGTCTACTGTGGCTGGTGCACCGAGCAGGGCGTCAAGCCTGCCTCACAAAAGCGTTTCGTCAACCTGCTCGACAAGCGCCGCGGCTTCAAGACTGAGCGCAAGGGCCACCTGCAAGGGCAGCGGATCACGAACCCCCTATCCACACTGCTGTTCGGCCAGCAAGCGCCCGAAGGCGCAGTCGAGTCGACCTGGCTAGGCGAGCAGATCGTTGCGATGCGAAACCGGGCCAATGACTACAAGGGTGGCCACCGGCAGGACGCTAGTGGCTGGGACGGAGCCGACTTCTGATGACGTGGGCACTCTTCGCTCTGCGGCATTTGCCCGCAAACCTGCGGGCACGTTTGCGGGGAGAAAGCCCGCCGCTGCGGCTTCTCTGCGGCATTGCGGCTTCCCGCGCGCCCGCGCGCATAGGGGGTAGCGCCTCGATCCTGCGCCCAGGCGCGCGCGCACATGCGCGTACGCGAGGGGCGTGCCCGCAGACGCCGCAATGCCGCAGACATGTAGGCGGGGCGCGGGTTTGCGGGTCCAAGCTCCCGGCAAGCGTGCCCGCAAAGCGCGCGCCACGCCGCAAACCACTCGCTCTCGCGCGTGCGCTGTCTTCTCACTTCGCGTTTCGAAAGAAAATGGAAGAGGGTGTCTTGAATGCCTGAGCTGCCCGAGACCGAGGCGTTCCGCGAGTTCGCGGCCCGGCTGGGCTGCAAGCCCGGCTACATCACTGCGCTCAAGCATTCCGGCCGCCTGGCGTTGACCGAGGATGGTCGGCGCGTGCGGGTGGCAGAGTCCCTGCAACTGATCGCCTCCACCCGCGACCCGGCCAAGGAGGGCGTACGGGCTCGACATGCGGTCGCGCGCGGGCAGGGCACGGCTTCTCCCGTGCCATCCCCGTCGGTATCCGCGGGAGACGATGACGACGAAGCCGCTGATCTCCCCTTGGTGCCGGCCGATCCGCTGTCCCTCCGGCGCGCGAAGGCCCAGGCCGAGCGCGAGGAAGCGTTGGCGCGCAAGGCGCTGCGCGAGGAGCAAGTCGAGATGGGCGGATTGATGGTCAAGGACCAGGTGCTGTCCTTTGTCGCCGATGCCATCGTCCAGCTGCGCAGCCGCCTGGAGTTGCTGCCGGTGGTGCTGGCGCCCCAACTGGCTGCGACTGACGACGAGGACGTCGTGCGTGTCAAGCTGCGCGACGGCATTGAGCAAGCGCTCGATGAGCTGACCAAGAAGTTCTCTATGGTCGGCAGGGTTGAAGCTTGAGCGCCGTGTTCGCCCATGCACGCACAGAAATCGCGCGCACTATCGCGCGTGCGATTGCGCCGCGCAAGCCGATGCGCGTCAGCGAGTGGGCGGCTGGGAAGCGGCGCCTTTCGCGCAAAGGCAGCGCTATCCCGGGGTCTTGGGACAACTCCCGCAATCCACTCCAAATCGAGGTGATGGATTGCTTCAGCGCGCGGAGCCCCGTGCACGAAGCCGTCGCGCTGTTCCCGATCCAGTTCGGGAAGTCCGAGATTGAGACCAACATTCTCGGATACACGATGGAAGAAAATCCGCAGCCGATCATGGTCGTGCTGCCGGGCGAAGTCTCGATGAACAAATGGATCGATCAGAAGCTCAATCCGCTGATCGACGAAACGCCCTCGCTGCAGCGCGTGCTTACCAGCACCGGCAGCCGTGAATCCAGCAACCGCCGAAGTTTCAAGGATTTTGAGGGTGGGCAGCTCTACATCGAACATGCTGGCAATCCGGTTCGGCTGAAGTCGACGTCCGCCGGCATGGTCTTGGTCGACGAGTTCTCCAGCTTCGCCAGTGCGCTGAAGAGTGGCGATGATCCGGATGCAATGCTCGACGGTCGCACGTCGGGCTTTCCGAGCACGTACAAGCGCTTCAAAGTCGGAACGCCGGAGATCGCTGGTCTGTGCCGTCTTACGGCGCTGTGGGAGAAGTCCGACCAACGGCGCTGGCACTGGCCTTGCCCGGACTGCGGTCACGAGCAGTCGTTCGAGTGGAGCGGCCTGCATTGGACCCCGGATGGACAACGCTGCTGGTACGCCTGCCGTGATTGCGGCGTCGTCATTGAGGAACACCAGAAGACTGAGCTGATTGCGCGTGGTCGCTGGTTGCCGAAGTATCCCGACCGGAAGATCCGCGGATACCACGCTAACTGCTTGTACTACCCGATGGGTCTCGGCCCGCGCTGGATCGACCTGGTGGGCATGTGGCTCGATGCGCAGGGTGATCCGGCCAAGCTCAAGACGTTCATCAACGATCGATTGGCGGAGGCGTGGGAAGACCCGTCGCTGCGAAAGGTCAAGGTAAACCTGATCCGCGACCGGCGGGAGCTGTATCGCCTGCGCATCGCGCCTCGCGGGGTGCTGGCCATCACCGCTGGCGTCGACACGCAGGACAATCGTCTGGCGGTGCAGATCCTCGGTTGGGGGCGCGGAATGACGTGCTGGGTGTTGGACTACGTCGAGCTCGAGGGCGATCCCGGCGAGGAGGAGGTTTGGGCCAAGCTCACTGACCTACTCAACCGCCCAATCGCCCATGAACTCGGCGGATGGCTCAACATTGAGGCCTCGGCCATCGACGCTGGCGGCCATCGCACCGAACACGTGAAACATTTCGTGCGCTCGCGCCGCGTGCGCCGTCCCATGTGCATTTTCGGCGCGGTGCCGAACAACGCGCCGATTCTCAGCCGTCCCAAGCTGGAGGACGTCAACTACAAGGGCAAGCTAGACAAGAAGGGCGTTCACATCTGCCACGTCGGGACGGTCAACGCAAAACACTGGTTGTTTCAGCGCCTGTCCGCCGATGCCGACGCTGTGCCGGAGGCCCGGTTGATTCACCTGTCCGAAGATCTCGACGACTTCTACCTCGACGGCCTGGTGAGCGAAACCTTCAATCCGCGTAAGAACCGCTTCGAGAAGAACCGCGGCAGTGTTCGCAACGAGCCACTGGACACGTTCGTGTACGGCTACGCTGCCGCGCACCATCACGAGCTGCGCTTGCACCGCGCAAGCGCCTCCGACTGGGACATGCGTGAAGCGCGGCTTATGGGGCTGTCGCGCCAGGACTATCCCGTCGTTTCCCGTGGAACACGCTCGACCGGAGTGCCGGACCTTCCGCCGCCCCTGGATTCCCGTGGAACACACCAAGTCCCTTCGCCAGCCCTACTGGTGCGTGCAGCCATAGACGAAGTCCTATGCAAGCTCGACCGCGAGCCTATGTCGCGCGTGGATCGCGCCAGATGGGCCGAATGGAGGAGCGCCGCCGCCGGCACCCCCGAGGAGGTCGCCATCCTTGACGCGCTCACCGATCAGTTGGATGACCTGAACTCGCCCATCGCCGCGCTGCTCGACAATGCGCTGGTCCAACGCGCGCGCGACGTCCTGCGTGCACCCGCCCAAAACACGAACGCGCGCCGCGTCGCCCGCGGCACCCGAAACTCCGGCCTGAGATAGGAGAACTCCCATGCCTGAATCCAACGACGTGAAATCCAAGCTCCGGCAGTGGGCGGTCGCCTACGGCGGCAAGCAGTTGGCCCGATTCGGCTACGCCGCCCAGGACAAGCTCTCTGGAGGTGCCACGACCAGCGGGAATCCCGACGCTGATCGCGTCGAGCTGATCGTGCGCCGGATGGAAGCGCAGGGCCGGTGGCGTGAAGCACGCGTCCTGCGCGCGGAGTACTTCATGGAAGGCCTGTCAGAAGGCGAGCGACTTACGCGACTCTCGCGAATTGGCGTCAGCATCGGCCGCTCGGCGTACTACGCCTACCTTCGATCTGCCGTCGCCTTCGTCGAAGGCGCCATCTTCACCGTAGAGGCCGCATAGCGTGTCCTGCAGCTTGAACGCACCAGCGCCGTTAAGTCGCCGCCGCCTAGTTTGGCGGCGGTGTTCACGAGAATGCGTCCGGCGTCGAGCGCTGGGCGGTCAACTGGTTCTGCGCGAAGATCGCCAGCACACCTAGTCACTTCGCCCGCATTATCAGGCGATTCGTGCCTTGAACTGCCTCACTAAAAGTAGCTCAGGGGAAGGGCTTGATCACTCGGTAGGTGATGCTGCTGTTGTTGGCGTCGATCACCTCGATTTCCGCCCCTTTGTACCCAATGGTGTGGCTGGCGGTGAGGTCGTACTCGACGTCGTTGTTAAAGGCCGGTCGCGCCGTGTCATTGCTGAATTCACGGTAGCCGATGTTGATCTTGTTGCCGACGCGTCCGCTATAGATGAGCGTTTGCTGAAAGCTTTGTGCCTGCGCGGCCATGACCGTCTTTCGCTCGTAGGAAGCTGGGTAGCAGGTCTTCGCGCCCATCCCCGCGATCACGCAAACTTCACCGTTGGCATTCTGCTTCGCAACAGCCAGCGCGCGCGGTGGGTCGCTGAGAAGGCCGTTCCACGTCACAATTCCGCCGCTTCCCGCGGCCGCGTAGAACCAGTACTTCTCGTCGGCCCCGACTTGCTTGTAGATGCCAGGAGGGATTTTGAAGGTGGCCCGGTCCACGATGCTGGTAATGGACAGTGCTTGCTCCTGGACCATGGTGCCCTTACGCACCAGGTAATCACCGACTTGTGCGGTTACTGTCTTGCCGACTTCCGGATAGTTGATCAGTTCGGCCTTAGTTTCGGCGCCGTTGTACTTCACGCTGGCGCAGCCAGCTAGCAGTGCGGCCGCAGCCGCCATCATAAAGACGCGCACGTTCCCCTCCCTGGTTGTGAAGATTCCTGCTGAATGTTGGCATGGGCTCCGTGCATGCGCATCGCGCCCGCGCCCGCGCCGCTGCGAATGCGGCGACTGGATCGGCGCCGCACTCTGTGGCTGACGATATATTCATTGGTGGTTCATGTAAATGGCAGCGTCCGGACGTGATCTGACAAGAATGGGTAGTCGGTAGGGGATCGCCGATACACCGAAGCCCCGCCATCGCGCGGGGCTTTTTACTGGCCCCGGCTCACCGACCGGGACGCATGGCTACTTTGCAGGAACAACTCGACGAAGCGATCGCCGCCCGCCACGCCTGGAAGACGGGCAAGACTCGGTCGTCCATGACCCTGGGCAACCGGACGATTCAGTACTCGGTCGAGGGCCTGAAAGAACTCGATGCCTACATCGGAGAGCTTCGCCGGCAAGTCTCCGGGGTGAAGAGAGTGCGCAATCGCGTCAGCTACGCGGTGCCGGACTGATGACGCGGCGCTCGTCCGCTACCGTGGCCGCCACTCGTCTGGGCCATATCCTTCCGCTCGACCGTGGCCAGCGCGCGGCGTTAGGTGTGCCGCCACCGGCCCAAGCGAGTGAGCCGACCGAGATACAAGGCACACGCTGGCGGGGCGCCTCGCGCACGCTGCGCAGCCTTCAGAACTGGTTGGCCCACGTCGGCAGTGCCACCAGCGACCTGCCGTCGAACGAGCAGCGCACGCTCCGGGCGCGATCGCGCGATGCCTTCCGCAACCATCCCATCGCACGCGCTGCGCTGGTGCGTCCACGCACAGCGATCGTCGGTACCGGCCTAGTCTGCCGTCCCTCGGTCGACTACGAGACTCTCGGCATCACCGCGGAAGAGGGCGAGACCTGCAACACGCAAATCCGCACCAGCTGGGAACGTTGGGCGGAAGACCCGCTCGAGTGCGACATCGAAGCGACCCTCGACATCTACGGCCTGCAGGGCCTCGCGCTGCTTTCGGGCATGTCTAGCGGCGACGTGTTCGCGCTGACCCCGATGGAATTCCGCGCCGGCGGCGTCAGCGAACTCAAGGTGCAGCTGATCGAGGCCGACCGAGTCAGCAACCCGAACGATGCCGGCGACACGCCGAGTTGTATCGACGGCATTGAGTTCTCCGGCGCGCTTCCCGTTGGCTGTTGGGTGCGCAACATCCACCCCGGCGACCGCATCGACCTGCGCCAGGCGCGCTGGGACTACTACCCGATGTTCGGCGGCGAGACCGGCCGCCGGCGTGTGCTGCACATCTGGAACGACAAGGAGCGGCCCGGCCAGGTGCGCGGCGCGCCGTTCCTGGCGCCGATACTGGAACCGCTGAAGCAGCTGGACCGCTTCAGCAACGCCGAACTCATGGCGGCCGTCATCTCGGCGATGCTGACCGTCTTCATCGAGCGCGACGGCGAAGAGACCGACGAGAGCGGCAATCCGCTGCCGGCCTTCGGCGAGGGCGGGGCGCTGTCGCTCGGCAACGGCGCGATCGTCGATCTGGCGCCCGGCGAGAAGGCCAACGCGATCAACCCGGCGCGCCCCAACGCGAACTTCGACCCGTTCTTCCTGAGCATCGTCAAGCAGGTCGGCGCGGCGCTGGAAATCCCGCTCGACGTCCTGCTGCTGCAGTTTGACGCCAGCTACTCCGCGGCGCGCGCCGCGATGCTGGAAGCGTGGCGCATGTTCCTCTGCCGCCGGCAGTGGTTAGTGCAGCAGTTCTGCCAGCCGATCTTCTGCCTGTTCCTAGACGAGGAGGTTGCGTCAGGCAGGTTGCGCCTGCTCGGCTACAGCGACCCCATCCGCCGCCGGGCCTGGCAGCGCGCTCTATGGGTAGGTCCGGCTCGCGGATCTATGGACGAGGAGAAGGAGGCTGCTGCGGCCAAGACGCGGATCGAGATCGGTGTCAGCAACGAGGCGATGGAAACAGCCGCGATGACCGGCGAGGACTGGACCACGGTCATTACCCAGCGCGCCCGCGAGAAGGCGCTGCGCAAGACGCTCGGCGTCGAATCGCCAGCGCCGCTCGCCATCGCGCCGGCACAGCCAGGCCACCCGGCACCGCCGCAGCAGCCGGCCCCAGTGCAGGAGGACCCGGCCGGCGATGGCGCCGAGGACGACATCGACACCGAACAAGACCCCGAAAAAGAAGAAGAGGAGGCCGCGCCGTGATCGACGCTTTCAACGTGGCCGCCTCGCGGCCGTGGCTTATCCAGCAGGAAGCGCTGGAAACGATCTTCGCCATCGCGCAGCGCTACGGTGATCCCGAGGCCTTGCAGACGCGCGTGGGCCGTCCGCTCGACAATACGCGCACGGTCTCGATGCGCGACGGCGTCGCCGTGATCCCGGTCACCGGACCGATCTTCCGCTATGCCAACCTGTTCACCGAGATTTCCGGCGCGACCTCGACCGGCACGCTCGCGAGCGACATCCAGTCCGCACTCGACAACAAGTACGTGCGCGGCATCGTGCTGGACATCAACTCGCCCGGTGGCGAAGCCACTGGCATTAACGAACTGGGCAAGCTGATCCGCTCCGGTCGTGCGATCAAGCCGATCAAAGCCTACGCCGGCGGCTCGATGGCATCGGCCGCCTACTGGCTCGGAAGCGCGGCCGACGAGGTGATCATCGACGACACCGCCGCGCTCGGTTCGATCGGCGTACTGATGTCGTACCAGGATACCAGCGCGCGTGACGAGAAGTCCGACGTGCGCACCATCGAGATCGTCAGCAGTCAGTCGCCGGACAAGCGCATCAATCCGGCGACCGACGAGGGCCGCGCCAAGGTGCAGTCCATCGTGGATGCGCTGGCCGAAGTCTTCGTTTCCGCCGTCGCCGCGAATCGTGGCACGACCGCAAAAACGGTACTGGCCGACTTCGGCCGCGGCGGCGTCCTGATCGGCGCCGCGGCGGTGAAGGCCGGCATGGCCGACCGAATCGGATCTCTCGAATCCGTGATCGCCGAGCTTGCCGGTTCCGCAAGCGATTCCAAGAGGAATACCACCATGTCCACTGGCAACAAGGGGCAGGTCACGGTTTCGAGTACCGAAGACCTGCGCAACGCGCTGGCGGCAGGCTACACCGCCGACCACATCGTCATCGCGTCGATCGACGCGGCCGTCGCGCAGGCGCGCAGCGAAGGCGAGGCGGCCGGCCGCAAGGTCGTGTCCGAAGACGCCGTCAAGGCCGAACGCGCGCGCATCGCCGAGATCCAGGCGCTCACCCGCGAGGGCTTCGAGGCCGAAGCCAAGGCGGCAATCGACAACGGAGACAGCCCGGCCATGTACGCGCTTGCGCTGATCAAGGCCGCACAGGATCGCGGCGTTTCGCTCGAGGCGATGCGGAAGGACGCGCCGAAGGCCGCCGCCCACGCCAAGCCCGGCGACGACCGCATCAAGGAAGACGCCAAGGTCGTGAGCCTGTCGCCCAAGAACATCTTCGCCGCGCGCGCGCAAGCCGCTGGCGGGGTCATCAAGGCCCACAAGTAAGGAGCCGCCGCCATGAGTTCCAAGACCGAAAACCCGCGCACCGGCGACTTCCTGCTCTCGGAAGCCAACGGCACCTACTCGCGCGAGAACGTCATCCTCGATGCCGGCGCGCTGGATGCCGGCACCGTGCTCGGCAAGCTCACCGCGTCCGGCAAGTACGTGGTCCTCGCGCCGGCCGCCGCCGACGGATCCGAGGATGCGTCCGGGATCCTCTGGGCGCGCGCCGATGCCAGCACCGCCGATGCGGCGATCGTCGTGATCGCCCGCGATGCCGAGGTCAAGGCCGATGCCCTGATCTGGCCCGCCGGCATCACCACCGAACAAAAAGCCACCGCCATCACCCAGCTCAACGCGCTGGGCATCGTCCTGCGCTGACCTGGGAGAAGAAACATGGACCCGATTTCCGATGTGTTCAATGGCGATGCCTTCAGCGTTCTTTCGCTGACCGACGCCATCAATGCCGTTCCGTTCATCCCCGGTCGCGCTGGTCAGGTAGCTGGCTGGGCGGAGGAGAGCGTGCCGACAACTTCCATCATGCTGGAAGAGGATGGTGGCGAACTGAAGCTGGTGAACCCGACGCCCCGCGGCGGCCCGGGCGAGACCGAATCGTCGACTGGCCGCACCGCGCGTATCCTGGCCATCCCGCACTACCAGGTCGACGACTACATCAGCGCCGACAGCGTGCAGAACGTGCGCGCGTTCGGCCAGACCAGTCAGCTCGAAGTCCTGCAGGACCGCGTCAACGCACGCCTGCAGAAGCACGTCCAGCTCAAGCTCGATCCGACGCTCGAATACCAGCGTGTCGGCGCGCTGAAGGGCCTAATCCTCAACGGCAACGGCACCACGCTGTATGATCTGTTCCAGGAATTCGGCGTGGCCCAGGAAGCCGAGATCGACTTCGATCTGGACAACGCAGCTCCGGCTTCCGGGGCGCTGCGCAAGAAGTGCGCTGCAGCCGTGCGCCTGATCGCCAAGAACCTCGGCGGCACCATCGTCGGCCCTATCTTCGCCGAGTGCGGCGACAACTTCTTCGACGACCTGCTCTCGCACCCGGAAGTGGTCGAGTCGTACAAGGGCACGCCGATGGCCGCGGTGCTGCGCGACGGCTACGTCACGCCCAACGGCGTGGTGTATGGCGCGTTCGAGTTCGGCGGCATCGTCTGGGAGAACTACCGCGGCGCCGTCGGCAATACCGCCTTCATCGAAACCGACAAGTGCCACGTCTTCCCGACCGGCGTGCCGGGTCTGTGGCGCACGGTGTACGCACCGGCGGACTACGAGGAAACGGTCAATACCCCCGGCCTGCCGCGTTACGCCAAGCAATACCCGACGCCCAACGGCAAGGGCCGCAACCTCGAGGTGCAGATGAACGCCCTGAACTACTGCACGCGCCCGAAGGCGCTGCTGAGGGGCAAGCGCACCTGATAGCACGAGCGGGGCCCCGCCGCCAGGCAGGACGCGCGTGGCGGCGGGCTTTTGGGATAACCGGAACGGGGCGATGTCCGATAAGCACATGAATCTCGAGCAGGCAACGCAAAGCACGTTGGCGAAAGCGGTTTCCACCTTCGGCGTGCCCGTGCTGCTGACCGTCATCGGCACGCTCGGTGGGATCGTCCTCAGCGACATGCGCAGCACCCTGCAGCAACAAGGGCAGGAACTGCAGAACGTCAAGGGCGACGTGCGCGAGATGAAGGCCACGCTGGACACCGGCCTGGTGTGGCGCATCAACGAGATCGAGCGCCGCCTCAGCCAAGTCGAACAGGCACAGAAAACTCCATGAGCAATCTGCTGACCAACATCGGTCGCCGCATCAAGGCGGCGATCTACTACAGCCAGGAGTTCACGCTCTGGCTTCCGGGCATGGCCTTGCTGGCGATGCTCGGCTTCGTCCTGATCGGCGCGCTGACGCCGATGACCGGCGATGCGCTGGCCTGGCTCGGCGAATTGCCGGTGCTGTGCGCCTACGCCGCGGCCGCGCTCGGCGCGGCCTGGGTCATCAAGAAGGTGTATCTGCACGACGTGGACAGCAACGAGGAGCGCGAGCTGCACGCCGCAGCCCGGGCCGGCGACGCCGGCGCGCGCTGGGTCTTGATGAAGGATCGCCTGGAGACGTTCACATGCATCGTCCTGACGCTTGCCTTCTTCTGGCCGGCGCGCTGATCGCGCTGCTGGCCGCCTGCAATGCACCTGTCGGTAAGCAGGTGCAGACGCCGCAGGTCGTGACGACGCCGGCATCGGTCGCCGCGCAGGTGGATGCGGTGGTCGAGTACGCGCAATCCACCGTCGCCGACGTCGTCGCTCCCGTCGCCGTGGAAGCGCGCGAGGTCGTGCAAGCCGTGGTGCCGCCGCCAGTGCAAACCCTGCCACCGCAGGTCTCGCCGGCGGCGGTCGACCTTATCGTCCGCTGGGAGGTCACTAGCGAATCGCGCTACACCCGCTCGCTGCTGTGGCCGGTGTGGCCAGGTGGCGCGTCGGGCATCACCTGGGGCATCGGCTATGACGGCGGCCTTCAGACCGAACGCGACATCCGCTCGGCGTGGTCGGCGCACCCTGCGGTCGATCGCCTCGCCGCAACCGCCGGGCTCGTTGGCGAGCGCGCCAAGGTGGCCCTGCCGCAATACCGCGACATCGCCACCTCGTATCCGCTGGCCTATGGCGTCTTCGCCGACGTGTCGCTGCCGGCCTACCGCGCCAGTGCGCGCTCCGCATTCCGGTCGACGCCGTTCGACGCGCTACCCGCCGATGCGCAGGGCGCGCTGGTCAGCCTGGTCTACAACCGCGGCGCCTCGATGACCGGCAGCCGCAATACCGAGAAGCGGACGATCCGCGACGAATGCCTGCCGGCAGCCGACGTGCGTTGCATCGCCACCCAGCTGCGAGCCATGTGCCGGCTGTGGGCGGGCACTCCCAACGGGCTGGGGCTGTGCAACCGCCGCAAGGACGAAGCGCGACTGGCGGAGGCCTCGGCATGAGCATGGCGCTGGCTTTCTCCGTTGGCTTGCTCTGCGGCGTGAGGATCGGCGCGCAGCTGATGGCGTTCGTGCACGGTGCTCGGAGGGTCCCGCGATGAACATGCTCGATTCGATCTCGGTCAAGCCGTTGCTGTATGTCATCGCGGCCCTGGGTCTGCTCCTGGTGCTGACCAACGTCGGATGGGGCCTGCACGCCTCCGCGCTGGATCTGCAGCGCGACGTGGCGGTGGCCAACAAGGACTCCGCGCTGGCGCTGGCCGATGCCCTGAAGGTCGAGCGGGACGCCTGGAAGAACAAGGCCGGCGAGTTGAAGGTCGCCAACTTGGCCAGCCAGAAGACCGTCGATCACCTGAAGGCCGAACTGGAGCTGGCGCAGGGCGAGAAGCGCCGCCTGCAGGCGGAGGGGCAGGAAGCCGTCGCCGCAGCCCAGGCCGAGGCAAACGACGCCGATCACGCGTTGAGGGACTTCATCAACCGCTACGCGCAGCAGTTGCGCAACGCGGATTGCGCCGGCGCGCTGTCCGTGGTGCAGCAGAGCTGCCCCGCGCTCGAGGGCTACTGACATGCGCTTGCTGCTGCTGATCGTCGCGTTGTTCCTGTCCGCATGCGGAAAGGACAACGTCAAGCCGGATCTTCCCGGCGCGGACAAGATCGTCACGCCGACCGTGGTCACGGTCGAACGCATCGTGTACGTCAAGGTCCCTGTAGAGCTGACGAAGCCGGAGCCGATGGCGGAGGGGCCAATCGCGCAGTGCTTCGATGTCGCAGCGCAGCGTCGCGCCGCGCTGACGCGCGCCAACAGCAAGCTGAAGCAGATCGGCGAGATCCAAGGCACGAGGCTCGAACCATGAGCCGACTGGTCAGGATCGAAGTCGATACCGGCGATCTGGTGAAGCAAGAGTTCACCGAGCTGGAACAGAAGAACCTGCCGTTCGCGGTGATGCGCGCGGTCAACAGCACCGCCGACGAGTTGAAGAACGTCTGGGCGAAGGCGATGCCGCGCGTGTTCGACCGCCCGACGCCGATGACCCAGCGCGCCATCGGCGTGAAGAAGGCGCGCTATACCCGCGGCAGCGACGGTCAGCGCGTCAGCGAGGCCGCCGAGGTCTACATTCGCGATGATGCGTTCAAGGGCACGCCGCCGGCGAATTACCTACTACCGCAGGTCGAGGGCGGCACGCGCAAGCCCAAGCGCTTCGAGAAACTGCTGCAGGCCCGCGGCGCGCTGCCGGCCGGCATGTTCGCGGTGCCGGGAAAGGGCGCGCCGCTGGACGCCTACGGCAATATCACAGGCGGCGTGACCAACCAGATTCTTTCGCAGCTCGGCGCGCAGACCGACCGGTACCAGAACCAGACCGAGATCAGCGTCAAGCGTCGCAAGTCTCGCCGCAGCAACAAACGCGGGGACATGTTCGCCCTGAGCAGGCGCCGCGGCCGCCTGCCGGCCGGCGTGTACGAGCGCTTCGCCTTCGGTGCGCGCTCGATCGTGCGCAGCATCCTGGTGTTCGTCACCGGTGTGCACTACACCAAGCGCTACGACATCTTCGGCATGGCCCAGCGCAGCTACAGCAAGCTGCTGCCGTTCTTCTTTCGGCGCGAGCTGGACAAGGCGGTGCAGACTTCGAAGTTCCGAGGGAAGGCATGAGCGAAGCAGCGTTCAAGCGCGACTCCGACGCGGCCTTCTTCGCCGACTGGAGCAAGGAGGTCGGCGGCATCGCCACCACTTATGTCTCGTTGTCCGGCGTCGAGCGCCCGGTCGACGTACTGGTGGACACCGGCAGCGATCAGTTTGGCGACGACCAGGCACCAGTGTCGTCGTACAGCGTCCACGTGATCTTTCGGCGTGCTCAGGTTGAGCCGGAACAACTTGGTACCGTCATCGTCGATGGCATTCCCTACGTGCTGGTGCAGCGCCTGGAGCAAAGCCACGGCGGCATCCTCACCGATGAATCGCTCAGCGTATGGGGAGTGCAGGCATGAACAACAGCCCACGCGAGACGCTGATCGACAGCTGCGGCCAGATGCTGGCTCGGATCAAGAGGGCCGACGGCTTCCTGACCGACGCCGGCCTGCAGTTCACCGCCGAGCCGGCGCCGGTCGTCGGTGACGAGGCCAGCGAGTTCATCACCGTGGTCTGGGACAAACAGGAACGTGCCGCCGACCCTGCGCTGCTGCGCACGCACCGCCTGACCACCGTGCGCGTGATCGCCAAGGTCAAGGCTTCGCTGACGAACGCGCAGGAACGCCTCGACGCGCTGGTGACCGACATCGAGGCGGCGTTCGAGAAGCAGCAGTTCCGCTTTCCGGTCGGCTACCAGTTCCCGCAATACCAGTCCGCCGAGCCGCTCGCTGCGTCTATCACCGCCGGCTGGGTTGGCGCAGCGGTCACCTACACCAGCCACATCCCTATCCGCCGCCCCGCGGCATAGCCATAGAGGTAAGCAACAATGGACGCACCGGATTATTCGTTCGTGGGCAGCGGCATCATCCTGCTGCGGGAATGGGGCAGTGCCGCTCCGCTCCTCGAGGTCGGCAACTGCTCGGCCGCCACCCTGGAGCCGCAGACCAACACGCTGTCGCTGCCCGACCACCGCAACGCCGGCGGCGGCGAGCGCAACAGCATCGATCGCATCACGGCGTGGAACTTCAACTACACCTTCCACGACTTCAACAAGGAAAACTTCGCGCGCGTGGCCCGCGGCGTGGCCAGCGCGATTGCGCAAGGTGCCGTCGCCGCCGAGCCGGTAGTGGCCTACAAGGGCGGCTGGGTCCCGTTGAAGTTCATCGCCTCGGCAGTCACCACGGTGGAGTCGCCCGATGGTGCCACCGAGTACGACGAGGGCGCCGACTACATCTTCGACCGCGGCATGTTGTACCTGCCGGCCACTAGCACCATCCCCGCGCCGGTCGCCGGCGCCGCCAACATCCACGTCACCTACAACCGCAATGCTCTCGGCCACGTCGAGGGCGCGATCAGCAGCGGCAAGTTCTATGAGATGCACATCCGCGGCCAGAACGAAGCGCGCGCCGGCAAGTTTCTGCACCTGGGCATGCACAAGGTCAAGGGTGGCACCATCGCCAGCTTCGGCCTGATCGGCGACGACTACGGCGCGGGCGAGGTGGCCGGCTCGCTGACTGCCGACTCGGCGAAGAAGACTGCCGCCAACATCTCGGAGTACTTCTACTGGCAGCAGGAGGAGTGATGTCGGAGGAGGCGCGCGGGATCTTCGATCCGAAGATCGGCTACGTGGACTTCCGTGGCGAGCGGCTGGAAATCCGGCCGCTCGCCTACGGCAAGGTGCAGACCTTCTCGCGCCTGGTGCGGCCCGCCATAGGCGAGTTCTTCAGCGGTCGTCACCCGGCATGGTTGCTGAACGACGACGTGATGCTGGTTGAACTGCAGGAACTCCACGGCGACGAACTCATCGAGGCGATGGCACTGGCGATCAATCGCCCGGTCGAGTTCGTGGCGGGGACCACCGAGGGCGCGGAACTGCTGGCATTGGCCAGGAAAATCGTGGAGGTCAACCACGATTTTTTTCGCCGAGCACTGAAGGCCGCCGGTCTGGTGCAACGCCAGGCTCAAGACCACTGGGTCGATGGGGAATCGAAGACGCTTACCAGCTCCTCATCGATTCCGGGCATTCAGTGACCGAGATCAACGGCTACACCTTGGCGCAGTTCGACGCGTTCTCTATGGCCTGTGTCCGGTCGAAGCAGCGCAGGCAGCGTGACCAGGCGGTCAACTTGCGGGCGGCGCAATACGACCAGGGCGACTGGAGCCGCTACATCAAGCAACTGGAGAAGGACATCTGATGGCGACCGATGGTCCAAATCTGCGTGTCAGAATCTCGGCCGATCTTGCCGACATCAAGCAGGGCCTCGGTCTTCTGCGCGGCGAGCTGGCCAAAGTCAAGTCGGAAGCGGCAAAGGCGGCCCCGGACGGAGGCGCGTGGGCGCAGGGACTGAGTTCCGCTCGCCAGGCTATCGGCAATCTGGTTGGCGCCTACGTCGGCGTGCAGACAGTCACGGCCGCCATCCAGGCGATGTTCGACGCCATCGACCGTGCCGACCGCATGGACGAGCTGTCGCAGATTGCTGGGACCAGCGCGGAGAACGTGAGCAAGCTGGCCTATGCGGCCAAGTTCGGCGCGGTCGAAGTGGACACGTTGGCCAAGGGGATGAACAAGCTTAACAAGGATGTCACCAGCGGCAACAGCGTGGTGAGCAAGCTGGGCGTTTCGCTGAAGGACGCCAGCGGCAAAACCCGCGACGTCAGCGACGTCTTTGCGGACGTGTCCGATATCTTCGCCCAACTGCCGGATGGCGCTGAGAAGTCGGCGCTGGCTGCGAAGGTCTTCGGCGACCGCATGGGGCCGGAGCTGATCCCGCTGCTTAACATGGGCAAGAAGGGGCTGAAGGACTTCGCCGACGAGGCGGAGCGGACGGGCAACGTCGTGAGCACCGATGCGGCTGCGGCGGCCGGCCATTTCAACGACGAGATGGACAAGCTGAAGCTACAGCTCCAAGGGGTCTTCATGACGGCCTCGCAAGAGTTGATTCCTGGGCTGACCCAGGTCGCCGAGACGATGGTGGAGGGAGGGGAGGCCTCTGACATCGCAACATCCGGCGGCAAGGTGCTGGCGACGGTTTTCAAAGTGGTTGCTGCCGCCGGAATCATCGTCAAGAACATCGTCGAAGGCTTGGTCAATACCCTCGTGTTCTTGGGCAGCGCCTCGGTCAACGTAGGTGCCTTCATCACCAAGGGGCTGGTGGGATCCTTCCGTTTGCTTGGCGATGCCGTCACGGGTTTGATGGCGGGTAAGAATCCCCTCGACGTATTCAAGGATTACGTATCAGGGGCGGCTAGACTCGCCACGCAGACCCGCGCGAACCTTGATGAACTGAAGAACAGCATCGTCGCTGGCTACGGCGCGGCGAAGGATGGTGTGTTGGACTCGGGCCGGGACATCGCGAATGGCATGACTAAGCTTTTTAACGATGTTGAGGCCGGGGCCGGCGGGGCCGAGAAGGCAGCAGGCAAGGCAGCAACCGTGAACCAGGGCCTGCTGAACAGAGTCAAGAGTTTGCTTGCCGGCGATGGAAGCAAGAAGAACGACGCCAAGGACAAGCTCGATGCCATCGCTGCTGCGGCGATGCTGGCTCAGGACGAGGTGAAGCGTGCGATCGCCGCGCTTGATCAGCAATTCTCGGACATTAAGGATGCCGACAAGACAGCGGCCGACATCACCGCCTACTACGACAAGCGGGTCGATTTGCAGCAGAAGCTGATCGACCTGCAGATCGACCAGGCGCAGGCCGAACTGGCCGCGACTAAGGAACTCGGCAAGCGTCAGCAGATAGAGGCAAGGCTCACCATCCTGCAGCGTGACCGGTTGCAGGCGGCCGCCTTGGGAGCGCACGACGAAAAGCGGGCGTTGGAGGAGTTCAACAAGCTCCGCCTGGAACGACTGAATACCCGGTCTTCGAACATCACCGGAACCCTGTCCGCGAGCGAGAGCGCAATCAGTGCGCAGATGAGCGCGGGCATGCTGGGCCAGGCCGAGGGCGAGCGCAGACTTCGTCAGATTCGGCAGCAGTCGTTGGACCAGCTCGCCAAGCTGCGCGACGCGCAGCAGGCCTACATCGCATCGCTATCACCGAGCGATCCGAACATGCAGGCGGCGCAACAGGGGCTGCTCGGCATCGATACCTCCATTGCGAACGTGACGGCGTCGATGAATGTGATGGGGCAGAGTATCAGTGATGGCGCCCTGAGCTCGCTGAATACATTCTGGAGCAATTTGAAGGACGGCACCCAGTCCGCGCTCGCGTCGGTGCGGCAGCTTATCAGCGACTTCGCCAGCGACATCTATGCGACGCTCACTCAGAACCTGAGCAAGAGCCTCGTCGGCAGCTTGCAGGGCACGTTCAACCAGGCCGGGGGCTGGCTATCCAACTTGCTTGGCGGCGGCGGGGAATCGGCCGCAGCGGCGACGTCCGCCGCGACCGTTCAGGCGGGAGCCACGACAGCCGCGGCCGCGTTGACAACCGCCGGCACTGCGACGGCGGCCTCGCTCGGAACGGGCGCAACTACGGCCGCGGCTGCTCTGACGGCGGCAGGGACTAGCACGGCGGCGGCGATTGGCGCCGGTGCGACGACCGCAGCCTCAGGCATCATGACGGCCGGTGCGACGCTTTCCGCCACGATGATTTCCGGCGCCACGACGGCTGCGGCAATTCTCCGGGCAGCCAACACCGTCAGCAGTATTGGGGCCGCGCACAGTGGTGGACGGGCAGGGTCGCTTCGGCTGATCCGCAACAACATCAATCCGCTTGTGTTTGGTACCGCCCCTCGTTACCACGGTGGCGGCGTGGCTGGACTGCAGAACAACGAGATCCCGGCGATCCTGAAGCGTGGGGAGGTTGTTCGCACCCAGCAGCAGGAGGCCGCCCTGCAGGCACGCCTGGGATCCGGGCAGGGCGGCGGTGCGCAACCTTTGCGGAACATCATCGTGTTCAGCGAGGACGAACTGGCCAGCGCCTTGGCGGGCGCCGCGGGCGAGAAGGTCGTGATCAGCCACGTGCGGCGCAACCGCGGGGGAGTCAATGGCTGACCCCGTGGCTTGGACATTTGCAGCGGGCGGCGACTATGCCGAAGAACTGGCGTGGCTGACTGATCTGAACCAGGCGCCGACCGGCGGCACCCAGCACAGGCGACTGCGCGAGTCGCCCCGAATCACGTTGAGCTTGGAAGCAATGGAATCGGGCGCGAATCGCCGCTGGATGGAGGCTCAGCTTCGAGCGAATAGCGCAGGGATCTGGATGGCGCCAGTTTCAATCGATGCACGTGGGTTGACTGCGGACGTCGAGGCGGGTGCCTCGCTGCTCCCGATCGATACGCAGCTGGCCCGCTTCTCCGAGGGAGGGAGCGTGCTCCTGTTGGGGAGCGACCCGCGCCATTACGAGATTCAGCAAATCGGCGTAGGTGGGGTCGTTAGTGGCGCCCTGGTCTTGGCCGGCGCCACCTTGACAGCTTGGCCAGCTGGCACCCAAGCCGTGCCAGTGCGCCGCGCACGCCTGGTCGAGGCGCCGCAAGTGGGGCGGTTTACCGCCGACGATTCTACGCGGGTGCAGCTCCAGTTTCGGTTGGAGGAAGGGTTGGACAGTCCCGCAGTGATGCCGGGTGCGCCGTACCGCGGCTACCCGGTTTTCGATGCATTCGCGCCTGTGTGGACGTCGGATCCGTTCTGGGTGCCGGAGCGTGTCACTGATGTTCAGGACGACGACGTGGCCACGCCCTTTGTGGCGGACACTGCAGGCGTGGCGCTGGGCAAGTCCGCAGTCCCATATGTGCTGGATTCTATCGACGGGATCGACACCTTTCGCTCGGCGCTGTTCGCTCTGGCCGGTCGCTGGTCACCGGCCTGGGTTCCGAGTTGGGCGCACGATCTCCGTCTTGCGGCGCACGTCGACGCCGGCCAGGTGTACTTGGACGTCGAAGGGCCGCTGCTATCGACTCAGTCCCTTGCCGCCAATCACCGCGATATCCGCATCGAGCTGTTTAGCGGCGCGGTCCTCTACCGCCGCATTACTGCGGTGGGTATCCCGAACGTCTCGGTCGACCGACTGATCCTTGATGCTGCGTTCCCTGCGGCGTTCACCATCGACCAGGTCAAAATGATCTGCTTCCTGAGCCTGTGTGTGCAGGACAGCGACACGAACGTTCTGCGTTACTTCGACGCGAATACCATGCAGTGTGATCTCTCGTGGCGGGAACTAGATCATGAGCTTTGAACTGCTAGAGATCAGCCGTTTTCTGGGGAGGCCCGTTCACCTGTTCCAGTTCACGCGCCAGTCCCAGGTCTGGCGCCTTGCCAGCGGCGGCCGTGACGTTGTCTTAGGTGACCATACCTACGTCGGTGCGCTCATCCGGCGAAGTGAGATCCAGCAGACCATCGAGCGCGAGAAGGACAAACTGACCATCACCTTCCCGTATCTGCTCAATCCAGTTGCGCCCGAGTATCCGCCCACGCAGACGCTCGGGAACAACTGGCGGCCGTACATCCCCAGCAGCCCGATCTATGTGATCTGCATGGCGACGCATGTCGGCGACGCGAGCGCGCCAGCGATAGAGTGGATGGGGGAGGTGACCGGCGCCGCGAATACGGACACCGAGATGACGCTCACGTGCGAGCCATCGAATAGCAGCGATCAGGTTCGCAATCAGGGCGCGAAGTGGCAGCGCGGCTGCTGGAAAACGGTCTATTCAACCGGCCTGCGCGGCTGCAATTTGGTCGCAGGCCCGATTCCAGTTGCCGGAGCGCTCACTGCGGTCAGCGGCACCAGCATTACAGCGGCCGCCTTTGTTCCGCAGGCCCGGACTTTTTTGGGCGGCACGGTCGTGTGGCAGACGGCAGAAGAGGTGGAAGGCGAGGGACCGGTGGAGCACACCGCCGTGATCACCGCACACGGTGGGACCACGCTGACTCTCGACGGCGCCACCGGCTTGGTCGTGGGCAGCCACGTCGTTGCGTACACCGTGCCTCTATGGACGCGGGCGGTTCTGACGGACGTGGACGGACTCACGCTGACCGCGCCGGAACTCGCTGGCGCGCCGTTGACGCTCGCCGGCGGTTCGCTGACCTGGACGAACGCAGACGGGCTTGTGGAGAGGCGATCGATCATGACCCACAGTGGCGACGGAATCACGGTGCTCTACGGGTCGGCCGACCTGCAGGAAGGACTGGAGGTAACCGCCATTCCGGGCTGCCCGCGCACGTGGGGTGCCTGTGAAGAGCGCGGCAACACAGTGCACTACGGGGGTGCCCTCTATAAGCCCGGCAAAAATCCCAGCGAGGATTCCATGTCATGGGGCTGATAGCATCTGGGTGCCGCTTGCATTATGTCTGGAGTTGGCGCATCCGCTATTGGTGGATGGACACTCGCAGTGGCGAGCGCACGCGTCTTGCCGTGCTCGCCCTCTCCTTTCTGATTGTCTGCATCCAGTTGATGCGCATGATTGCAGCAGCGCTGGTGGTTCCGCCATCGAGTGATGCTGCCCAGGCGGTTTACTGGTGGGTGGTCCAACTCGTCATTGCTATCGTTGCCGCGGCAATTAGCTACGCGACCCGTCCGAAGCAGCCACCGCTGCAGCCGCAGGCAGGGAATGCGCCAACGGTTGAGGATGGTCTGTCCGCGAAGCACCACTTTGGCACGTGCTGGGTCGACGATAAATTCTGGTTGGCCTGGAAAATGACGGGCACCGAGCCGATTAGGACCAAGGGAGGCAAGAAGTGATCGTGACGACTAAGCACCTCTTCACCATCCCTGGGTTTAGCAGGCGCTCTGGCTTCTGCCGCGGAAAGTCGAGGGCATTCTTTCAACGGCATGGTCTCGACTGGCGCGCATTCGTGCGTGACGGAATCGCTTCTGAGTATCTGGAGGCGACGGGCGATGCCCTTGCACTCGCGCTGGTGAAGTGGGCTTGCGACTGCGAGATGCAAGGCGCGAGGGTGGGCGGAACCGATGGGCGGTAAGAGCAGCAAGAAGACCACGGTTGGCTTCTGGTACAAGCCTGCTTATCACGCTGGTCTGGGTATCGGGCCGATTGACGCCTTCTTGGAGTTCCGTGGTGGCGACAAGCCTGCTTGGTCCGGTGAACTGACTTCCAGCGGCACTATTAGCATCAACGCGCCGAACTTGTGGGGCGGAGAGAAGGATCAGGGGGGAATTGTCGGCGCGGTTGATGTCATGTTCGGCGAGGCTACTCAGCAGCCAAATACCTATCTGGCGGCCACGTTCGGAAGCCGGCAATCCGCGTGGCGCGGCTTGGCGACGGTGGTGTTCAAAGGCGGCAAGTACGGGGCCATGAATCCGTATCCGCAGAAGGCCAGCTACAAGATCCGCAAGATCAAAAAGGGCTGGGATGACGATGTCTGCTGGTACCCAGAGAAGGCAGCAATTTCCCTCCTGGCCGGCGGCGTGTCCATGCTGGGGGAGGGGTGGGAATACAAGGTCGAGACCTTCAGCGAGCCTAATACGATCTGGAATGACTTCGCCGTCCCCACATCCGGCTGGTCCCTGGGGGGCGAGCTGCCGTTCTCGACCGGTGGCATGTTGGGCGGTCTGTACTGGACGCCGACGAGGTCGAACATCTGGTTGCGTCGGCGGATTCAGGTCAACGCGATCGGGCTGACGCTGAGCGTTGGTGCCGACAATGGATGTGTCGTTTGGGTGGATGGCGCGAACGTCGGTTCTTCGAATCCGGGAAATGTGCCCATCAACAGCAACGAGAACAATCCCGTTTCGTTCACATTTTCTGCAGTGGGGGAGGTCGAGGTTGTCGTAAAAGCATTTGCGGAGGTCGATGCCGCAGACGAGTCTGGAAATGTGGTGGATATCGCATTCAGTGGTACGCCCAAGCTCGCGATGAATCCTGCGCACATCCTCTACTACTCGCGCACGCAAGCCGACATGGGGCGGGAGTCGACGGCGAACATGAATGACGCGAGCTTTAGGAAGGCCGCAGACTTCTATTTCGCGCAGGGCTTTGGATTGTGTACGTCTTACGATCCAAGCGCTGAAAGTGCGATCGAGTTCGAGCAGAGGATCTTTCGCGTCGCCGGCTGCAGCATGACGCGCAGCTTAGTCGATGGCCAGTGGTACCTCGACGTGGCAAATGGAGTCTATGAGCTGGACGATCTGCCGATCTTGTACGACGACGACATCTTGGAGTTCGAGGAGCAGCCAACACTTCTGAATGGCGCGGTGAACAGTGTCTCGGTAAAGTACTTTGATCCAGATCTAAAGGAGGTCATCACGACGCCGCCGGCGCAGGCACCTGCGCTGATTTCGGAGTTCGGCACAAACCACCTGACCATAGAGTTTCTTGAACTGCCTTCCGGGGAACTGGCGGTGCAAGTGGCTGAGCGTGAGCTGTTGGCGCGGATCAAGCCGCTGCGTGGATTCCAGCTTAAGACAACGCGTAAGCCATACGCTTGGCGTCCAAACACCTATTTCAGGCTGCAAGCTCCGAAGCGGGGAATTGTCGATCTAATCTGCATTCTTGGCGAAAGTTCGAGCGGTACGCTACGCAGTGGGGCCATGTCGATCACGGCGACTCAAGACATCTACACCGTCCCGTCGGGGGCGTTCGTGGAAATCGAGCCAGGTGTCGACACGCGTCCGTCTCAAAAGGCGCTTCCCATTGTGCTGCAGCGCGCATTCGAGGCGCCCTACATTGAGGTGGTGGGTGCGCTCTCACGCGCCGATCTCGCCGCTTTGCCGCCGGACGCAGGATTCTTGTTGGCCGTGGCGTCGGATCCGGCAACGAGCCGCGATTTCAGCGTTACGGTGGCGACCGATGGGACCGACTACTCCGAAGTGACTTTCGGATACTGGTGCCCAACCGCTGTGCTTGCCGAAGGCTCCTCGACGCGCTTGGAATCCGAGTTCACGCTTCTGGGCGGCAAGTTGCTCAACCAAGTTGCCGTCGGGTCGCCGGCGCTTTGGGGGGCTGAGCTTGTTCGGGTTGACGCTCTGGACATTGCCACCGGCGCAATTGCGTTGGGACGAGGGTGCGGCGACACGGTCCGGCAGTTACATGCACCCGGTCAGCGGATCTGGTTCTACGCTGATCACGCGGCGGCGGACCTGACGGAGTACACCGACGGCGAGACTGTTCAGGTCAAGTTGCTGACCAACACACCCAGTCAACAGGTCGATCCGGCGCTGGCAACCGCCATGGGGCTGACGTTCGATCAGCGCCAATTCCGACCGTATGCCCCGGGGAATCTGCGCGTCAATGACGATCCTGCGCCGACTCATATCGAGTTTGCGTTCGACGTGACCTGGGCCCACCGCGACCGGGTCGCTCAGGCTGACCAACTGATCGACGCGAGCATGGCGGACATCGGTCCTGAGCCTGGCGTGACATACAACGCTCGCTTCTATCTGGACAATGTGCTGAAAAGCACCGAATCCGGCATCTCCGGGAATTCCATTTTAGGCTATGGCGTTCCCGGGAACGGGACGCTACGCGTCGAGGTCGAGGCGCAGCGCGATGGCGTGACGAGCTGGCAAGCGGCCAGTGTCGAGTTTGATTACATCGGCGCGGTGCAGATTAGCGGGACGTTGCCCGACGCCAGTCAGGGGGCTCCGTACAGCGCTGGCCTAACCGCGACCGGAGGCGCCCCGCCGTACACCTGGAGCCTTGGCGCCGGGGCTCCGGCCGAGCTGACGATCGATACGTCGACCGGCCTCATCTCTGGAACGCCTACGTCCCTCGGGACGTACAACTTTGAAGTGACGGTTACGGATGCGAGTGCTGGCACCGATGTGAGCGCACAAACCGTGAAGGTTCTTGCGACGGATGCGCACTTTGGTAGTGTGGTCGCGCTTCTGCGTATGAATGGAAGCCCGACAGACGTAAAGGGGCACGCGTTCGCTGCGTCGGGAACGGTCAGCTACGCGCCGGCCAAGTTCTCGGACGGGATTTCGCTCGTGACCGGCGATTCTGGACTGGTCAGCGGGGTGGGCATCGCCGACTTCGCTTTGGGCAGCGGGGATTTTACGATTGAAGTTTGGATGAAGCCAGATGCCACGCTTCCCTCGGCAGGTTGCGTTGCAATCAGCATGTTCGATACTGGTGCAACGAATGGCTGGCAGTTGTACATCTCGAATCTAGGCGTTCCGCGGTGGTACGTATATGCGGGCTCCGGCTCGTATCCCATAACAGGAACGGGGGTCGACCTACGCGACGGGAACTGGCATCACGTTGCGGTCTGTAGGTCCGGATCGACTACGAGCATGTTTGTCGACGGAGTGAGTGTTGGTTCCGCGTCGTCGGCCACGAGTTACGGAAGCGCTGGACTCTACCTGTCACTGGGCTATCAACACCAAGGCTCGGCTCGGTATCCGTTCCGCGGGCTGCTAGACGAACTACGTATCACTAAGGGAGTAGGTCGCTACACGGCGTCGTTCTCCCCGCCAACGGCGCCGTTCCCCGGGGCCTAGGTATGAGTCCGCTTGCCGTCGTTCTGCTATCGGTGTTCTCTCATGCAAGCCTTGGGCACCTTGCCTCTAACGTAGCGATGTTGCTCGTCGTCGCTCCGCGCGTGCTCTGCACGCTTCAGTGGTGGCGCTTCGGCCTGTTGTTTCTTGTGTCAGGCCTTGTCGCCAATGCCGGTGCGGCCGCATTGCTTGATCGGCCGGTCATAGGCTCAAGCGGTGCTGTTGCCGGCGTCATGGCTGCGTACCTTGCGCTGTTTCCCCGTGAACGCGTGTCACAGCTGATCGGACTTTGGATCGCACTGCAGTTTGTATTTGCGCTTGTGCGCCTAGATTTCGGTGACGTCGCTTGGCCAGCTCATATTGTGGGTGCGATCGCGGGGGCATCGCTAAGTGTCGCGTTGAGGTGGGGCCCCTCGCGAAGGGGCGCTTGCCCGACTCGCTGAGCTGGAGTTCCTGTCGCCCCAGAGTGCGCGGCGCTGTCGGCGGATGAGCCAGGGACTGTGGGGCTGAAGCGTTCAGCCCCGCCCGATGGCCGGTCTCACGCTGCGCGACGCACACGCGCAGAATGCGTGCCGATGGACACGCAACTGCCACCCCTCGGAATCCGCGGCTGGTCCCCTGCCGACCTAGATGGCTTGCCGGCTCTGCCGGAAGCGCTGGTCTGGGGTGGTCCTTTGTACGACTACCAGAGGACCGCGAATCAGGCTGGTATCTGGTATCAGAGCCAGCGCGTAGCCCTGGTGTCGCCGCTTGTCACCGGAACCGGCTGGGTGGCCCATATTGGCACCCACCGGGAGGGCATCGAGCGCAGGCACCATATCTGGACCAAGACCTTCGATCGCAGCGTGGACTATGTCGTTGGCTGGGTGCGCAAGTACGCCCCGGCCATCAGGGATGAGGTAGACGCCTATCAGCGTGAGCGTACAGCCAACAACCCCTATCGAGTGAGCCCATGACCGGAACTGCCTACGACGCCATTGCGCTGCGCTTGGCCGAGGTTCGTCACCGCCTGCCTGAGCTGCAAGAGCGGCACCCCGGTGAGTCGTTCTGGTGTGCCTACGCGGAGATCGTCGACCCGATCCTAGATGACGCTGGCCGGATCTCGGACGAGGCCTACGACAACGCCTTCCTGTTCCAGAACGCCATCCTGTCCGAGGCCGGCCTGATCACTGGCGAAGAGATCCAAACCTAGGCCGCGGCCGCGATCTCGTGCTCGTAGTAGGGCCGCTCGCGATCGTCCAGGATGGCGTAGCTGGCTGCGAGGTCCTTCACATTCGGCTGCAGCCAGGCGTCGATGTTCTCGCGCTTGATCGGGATGATGCAGCGGTCGTGACCGGCCTCGGCGACCTCGGGCGGCGGGTCGTCCGTGATGGCTGCGAAGGAGAGTAGGTCAGGGCGCCCGGGGACCGGCGACGCGTTCCAGAGGCAAGCGACGGCCATCGTGCCGATCCCGCGCGGCTTGAACTCCAGAACCACGTCTTCCTCAGCCTCGCCAGCACCGAGCGGGCGCTGCTCGAGGGTGTGGCGCAGCACGTGCTCGTAGAAGGCGTCGGCCAGGATGATCCCGTGCCGGTAGCCGAACAG